AACTCTAAAGTCGTGAATAATTGGGTTAGCATCATCAAGTCTAGCTTCTGTGTTCTTGGTTGTTGTTAAGAAGTTCCAAGTGCTTGAGCCATTTTCTTTCCATTCAACATCATATTCTTTAACGAATATATCAAGTGCTGCGTTCCAGCTAATAGCAACACGTACTTTAACACCACCAGAGCCAATTGTATCGTAAAGGCTTTCACTTGTAGCAATAGCCGTTGGCGGTTTAGCAGTAGCTGTGTCTGGTAAATTAGTGTTTGGTGCTGAATCACTAACTGCAATCGTGCCAAAGTCATACGCGGTAGCATCGTATTCCATTGCTAAAATTCTGACTTCATCGTTGTTTTGCAAGGTGATGCGCATCACGCGGAATTTCTTGCCGGCGTTTGAGTTGAGTGTATCCCAACCAGGCGTGGCGTGTTTAACATACACCACATCACCCACCTCACATCGTAAACCCTCGATGGTAGCGGTAAACTCGCACATGATTTGTTGGCGTGATTGATTTAGATTAATAGTGGCGATCATCTTCGCACGATCAATATCAGAAGTAAACGGCAGATCAATGGTTTTTTCTAATAAAAGGCCATTGTCTTGCGTGCGCAAAGTGGATGAATCCACCACGGCGATGTCCGGTTGCCAGGCGCGATCGGGATTAAAGAAGTTGGCACGCATTCTGTTAAATTGGCTGTTTTTGTCACCCAACTTAATAGACCACGCGCCAATGATATTATCCTCACTAAAGGTAAAGGCGGCGGTTTCTACTTTGTCGATAATGAGTTTGTATTTACCACCAGAAAAAATCAAAAAGCCACGACAAGCGGTGAGCAGTTTTTTGAGTACATCCATCGAGCCTTGCGAAGTATCAACCACACCATTGCAGGTATATCGGGTTTTACTCACACCACCAATGGTAACGCTTTCCTCACAGTAATTGGCCGCTGCATTAAACGAGGTATCATCAATCAGTGATGTTTCAATGCCTCTGCCATAACGCGTGTTGGTTAAATAATCACGAATACATAACACCGGATTATCACTCCAGGCGGTGGTTGCGGTGCGTGCATCGTAAACCTTTGCACCTTTCAGATCGGCAGTGATGGTTGGCAAACCACTTGCAAACACATCTTGATCGTATTTCATTTTAATGTAGAGATAGGCCGTGCCTTTGAGTTGGTGGTTTGAAGTCCATCCGCTGACACTTGTCACCAAGTTTGAATCCGCCGCTTGCGTGGTTGAGCCGGTGTGTTTATAAACATCTAAAAAGCCACTAAACTTAGCATCGGTGGATAGCACGTCATTCAGATAAACATTCTCAAAAGAATTAATCTCACCCTCGCTCATGGCCAATACCATGTGCAGGTATTCGTTATCTGTGCCGGTGATCTCTAATAAAACTCTTGTGCCGCCAATTTTGCGCTGACCATATACGACTGGGATCGGCGCATCGTTGGCTGATTTATTAACCAACATACCACTTGCTGCACTATTTGCACCAAAATCGGCTTGCTCTGGTTTCTCAGCTAATAATCCCGATACACCAGCACCAATGAGTGAGCCGAATAAATTACCCACTGCCATGCCAAAAATCTCTTTGGCGAAAAATCCACCAACGGTTTTGGTTAGGTATGATCCGGCAATCTCACCGGCAATGAATCCGACTACTGCGCCCATAGATCCCACCGATAAACATCACCCTTAACCATTGGTATTTGAGTGGTAACTGAATCCTCAATCACCGATACGACTTTTGATCCAGTGCAAATATGCGCCCGATCAAACACTTGGTCTTTAACCAAAATCAGATCACCGGTTTGAGCGTGATTATCTTTGATTTTTCTAAGTGGTAGGTAATCTCTCAATGTGCCGATTTTTTTGGCAAATTTTAGCGCACCACGTTTGGTGGAATATTTGCCCACCACATCGGCGGCATAATCTGTGCCTTGGAAATGATCCATCATTTTTAAAATAAAAGTATTGCAGTCATTCTCACCCCAGATAAAAGGCTTGCCCATTTGCGCTTGAATGTAATTGTGAAAAATGATCTCAGTCATTGGGTTTGCCCCAAATTACATCTTTAACAATTTCACTCGCAAATTCAAAGCCTTTATCACCCGAAAAATGGATTTGCGTTTCTTCATGGTTGGTGTGTCTGCCGGTTGTTCGGCTAAAATCCACCCAAGCATTGGTGGCACTGACCGATACACTTGATTGACCACCATCTGGATCTTCACTAATGGTTGGGGTGTCCATACGCCCCTCAAAGATCAATACCGGATCAACCACCAATGCCTGCGCATCGTCTAAAAAGGCGGTGTAAATCTTAACGGTGCGATCAATGTATTGTTTATTGAGTACCTTGCTCACCCACACTTGATCAACCCCCGACAATGAGATTGTCATTGATGACACCATCACCTCTGCTGCTTCTTCAATATCTGAAAAACCCATAAAATGGCCAATGGCTTGATAAGTATTTGAAGCATAAACAATGTCTTTATAACCATCATTCATATAAACCACTTCATCATCAAAATGCACCGACAACAAATGCACCGGGTGATTTTGAAGTTTGACAACCTCAGTTTGAAAGGCTGTGGTTGATCCGCGATCTGCCACTAAACTACCTCAACCAATTTGATTTGATACGCCACAAAGCCACCGGTTGATACGCTCATTTCTTGCGTGTCTGCGGTGAATGCCATGGTGAATGGTACATCGTTATAAGTGATCACCTCATTATCGGCCACACTCTCTAAGAGTGCTGGCTCGATTGCGAGTGAGGTTGAGCCGTCTGCGGTGATGGTGTACACCTTGTCATGACCGGCAAATTTAATAAAATCACCAGCCTTTAATGTGCCAGTCAATCCATCGGCTGCAATGGTGGATGATCCTGCGGCATAACCGCCAGCATTATTTACCAACAATGTGCCAGTGGCCGTGCCGGATGTGTCTTTGTAAATCGGTGGTTGATAAGTGAATGTACCATATTGCCCTTGCTGCTTATTCGCAAACGCCCAAATCGGTGCAAACTGCGCACGGGTGAGTGGTGGATAATTAATATCCATTAACCATCTTTGACCACCACGCGATCGTGCTTGACGTTTTAGGCTGTGAGTGACACTGGTAAGTGTTGGCGCAATACCGGTAATACTGATTGAATTTGCCACCGGTGTTGTTGGATATGCGCCACTCATATTGCCACCGCCCTGCCGTTACGATTAAAGGCTTGACGCACCACACTGACAATCGTTGGTGCATTTTGCGCAATCACGGTTGCTGCTGTTCTTGGATCAAGCGCATTGATCTGTGGTGAATAAGTGACATTGATCACTTGACCGCCACCACCATTATTATGATCAATCACTGTTTCATTTGGGTGTAAGATTGCCGGGAATCCACCTTGACCATCGATGCCACCAGATCTTGAGCCTTGACCAGTAAAGCCACCACCGGCAAAACTAAATAAATCACCCCAATTCACACCACTAATAAATTTATCCAGTGGCTTGGTGATGTTTCTTTGCACTTGCATGCGCACCAAATCAGCTGCAATTGAGTTGGCCATTTTTCTAAAATCAACCTTAACGCCCATGATCATATTAACAATGGCATCCTCGGTGGATTTCATGGTTTTTGCAGTGATTGATGCAATGTTTAACGAGCCTTTTTCTACGGTTTTCTTGTAATCTTTAAAACCGTCTTTCATTTGATCCCAAATGGTTTTTTGTTTTTTCATGGTTTTAGAACCACCAGCCTCACCACCAAAGATTTCGGGATGGCCTTCAACAACATCTGTTAAATTAAATGACAAATCATCGAGTGCTTTGTACCAAGATGAAAAATTAATTGGCTCAATATTAACAACACTTTTTTGGGCTTTTTCTAATTCTTGTCTTAAATCCGATAATAATATTTTTTGATTTGCTAATTTTTTTTGAGATATACCTAAATCAACCGCTAAACCCCCTTTTTTAATTCTTTCTTGTAGATTTGTAATAACCTCTGAAACTTGCCACATATCTTTTTTAATGGCATCGGCTGGTCTAACCCCTAATTGTAAAAATTGAGCGGCTTTTCTCATTAATTCGACCAATCCATTGCCAAAATTTTCAAAAGCAACCAGCATTGATCTAATCGCTGCAATCACGGTTTGTGCCATTTGCGTGGCGAGTTTGCCAATACCACCAGCTTTATCGATTTTCATCTCTACCCATTCACGAATAGAATCGGTAATACTTTTTAACAATGGTGCAAGTTTGGCAACGGCTCGATGGAATGCTGAGGTTAAATATGCACCCAAACGGGTAAAGGCATCATTGGCTTTTTCAACACCTTG